TCCGATCTTGCAATAATTTCACATGAGAATAGGAATATCCCATTTCACAGGCAATCATTTCAAGCCTTTCATCTTTTACATATCGCCTAAACAGCAGATCATACAAATCTGAATTGATATCGCTCACCTTGTCTATTGTTTCAATAATGTCTTGCTTTTTCTTTGTGTATTCAATAACCATTTTTTTGATTTCTGTTTGAATGTCAACAAGTTCGCTTACGGCATCGGTCATTTGATTGGGATTCGGAGTAGACTGAACTTTTTCACCATATGAGAACGATTTAAGCCCAAGAGCAAGACTTCTTAAATGTTCTTCTTCGTATTTTTTATTTTTAATAAGCTTGTCATATTTCTGAATTTGCCCTAAATATTCTCTTGTGGTCATATTATCTCCTTCCCCAAAATGGATTGCGCATTGCAGTTGCTTTTCCGCCTAATGGATTCTGCACGTACTCTGCCATCATCGCCAAGCTGTCCGGGCCATCATCATGAGCTACTTTTGTCCTTGTGGTATATGTGGTCACATTTCCCATAAATAATCCGTAGTCGGATTTTGGTTTATACTGGCTCGGATGTAAAAAATAAAAATGTTTTGATATGTAATCAGAGTTTACGAGAATTTTTGTCTCTTTATTTGCTTGCGTAGGTCTTGTTTCGATATCCGCTCGGCATTTCCCTGAGATTATCTTTTGAATGTTGTGCGCAACACGATTTCCTACGTTATTTGACTCGAATCTGATTTTATGCGGATTGTGTTTTATCAAAATATCAGCAGTCTTTCTGTCCAGGATGTCGTAATCTGTGGTATCATCGAAAACAACATCCGGGATGAAAAATTTATCCCCATATTGATATGCAATAGGTAATGATTCAAAGTCGGTTCCTTTGTCTTTTGTATCGCATACTGCCCATATCGCATCTGCTTCCCTGTCTGGTATAATTGTGTATTCGTCCGTGCATCCATCGGGAACGTCTTCTTTGCCAAAGAAAAATCTTTTTAGCTTATCTGGAGGAAGCAATAATCCTTCACGTTCTACCGGTTGTTGCTGATAAAGACAGTTATAAGAGATTTCGTCCATGGACTCTTTAGCATCGTTGAAATACTTCTCAGAGAACCCATTTACTGTGAATAAAAAATTGCTTTTGCCATTCTCGTCAAGTGCCGGTACTGCTATAAACCTTGCTCTAGGGTTCCCAGCGTATAACTGCTGTAGCTTTCCAATAGGGTCATGTACTGACCATCTTGTAGCTATATAAAACTCTTTGCAACCCTCTAGCCTACGAGAACGCAAGTCATTTACTACTTTTGTCCACAGGGTATCTAATCGGTTTTTATTTAATGCTTCCTCAATACCGGATACAAGGTCATCGGCAGTAAGGAACCTATTACAACGGGTCGCACCAGTCAGAGAACCATCAATTGAACGGAACGTCCAAGTTTTAAAACGTCCGTTTCTTTCAAGATTTACTGTTGTTTCTTTTGCGTTTGTTCCCTGCATTTCGACATTTGGAAAAATCTCATGCCATGTATATTCAACAGGGTCGTTGATAATCTCCAATACTCCATCATAGAGAGAGCGAGTCAAAATACTACTATGTGCAGATGATAAATTAAAATCATTAGGAAACCATCCGCCAACAAGTGAAAGAAAGAAATCTTCAAGAGTCGATTTGCCACAGCCAGGAGGTACGCTCAATGCAAATATATCAAGTTTATCGTCCATCAGGTCTTGCAACGAACTTATAATATTATGCTGCAAAAACACATTTCTTCGTGGTTCATAAAATCTTTCTTTTGGAATTCGGTTCTTTTCAAGGTAAAGCAATCCACTGTCAACTTGATAGTTCTGTGCTTCCAACAGTAAATATTTCCAGTAAATATCGTCAAAATCTCCGCTTCCAGTAATAGCAGCTTGCCTTTCTGCGATATTGTGTGCATACTGGCTTACCTTTATTCCCATCTGTTGCGCATCTGGATTATCCTTGAAAGGAAGGTCAATATTCATATTTAACAGCAGATCAAGGCAGTCTTTTTGGTTTTGATAGACTGTCATATCGCCATTGATTATTTGATTTAGGATTGCCCGATACCATTCAAGCGAGCCTTCTGTGAATTTTTGCATAAAAATAGAGCCAGACCTCCTTTCTTCTTAGGATTTAGTCTGGCTCTCATGTGGCTCTTTGACTGTTTATTCTAACCAATCATTATCTAAATAATAAAATCCAAAAACAACCGTTCCTGTCAAGATAGCCCATAAAACACGAAATAAAATTAACCATACTCCGGTTTCTAAGAGTTTTACTGTTTCTTCGATATTTTGGTTGTTGTAAAATTTAGTCTTATCACTGATTGTTTTGTCTTTTAGTGACGTAAAAATTGTTCCTTTGTACTTCGTTCCAACTCCGTAGTACTTGTATCTGATATAACTGGACTCTTTTACTGTATCAATGTACTCGTCATCTGGAAGAACGATTTTATTGCTTTTAAAATTAATTCCGCAGAAGTTTATTTTCTTAGCTGTCTTGCTTTCTTTTCCTGCATAATCCCAAGTCCAATAAGTTTCGGTGGTGTAATAAGTACTTTTTCCAGATTTATGTGCTACTCTTCTGGTGTGCAGTGTGTACTTTTCCTTCACTTTTTTAACGTATATGTATTTGCCACCAATCTCAGAGTAAGTGACTGTATCGACAGCTTTTAAATCTCCATATACAAAAGCATTACCGACGTTAGTCTCCATTCCATACTGAAACAAATCTGTGGATTGAATTTTTACAGCTTTATTGTATTTATCATTTTGATTTATCTGCCAGTCAGATATTTTGGAAGAAATCACTGTTCCTATAAGAAGCATTACTGCAATGATTGAAATACTAGCAATAATTTCTCTCTTAGTAACCTCAAAACTTCCAAAATCCCAACCTCTTTTCGTCTTCATATCTCTATTCCTCAAACAGATTCTGCGGTGCCGATTCTGGTGCGCCGAAATCAAGCAATTCAAATTCTTTTTTATCATATCCGAGCATATTTAAGAATGATCTCTGTGGAAATGCTTTCACATATTTTCGATATGCTTTGACTGATTTATTGTAATTCTCCCTGTATTCTGCAATAAGATTCTCTGTCAAGGAAAGTTCTGTCATAAGTTGCTTATAGTTATCAGAAGATTTCAACTCTGGATACGCTTCACTCACAGCTGAAATTGCAGTAGTAACATTCTCAATATCATTCGAACCAGAAGTTCTTCCTGAAACAATAGATTTTAGTGTTTCGCTTTCGTGCTTATCGTATTGCTTCACACAATCTGCAAGATTATATACCAGATCAACTCTACGCTTCTCCTGTATCTTGATATCCGAAGATGCCGATTCCACCTGCTCTTCCAATGATATCGCATGATTCTGGAAACTCTGCACTCCAAAGATTCCGAATATTGCAATTGCTAAAATTCCTGCAAACAAAATTAATAATACTTTCCATGTGTTTTTCATAATTCATCCTCCCATAAAAATTTGTCTATTTCTCGTGCGTTATTAGTTGCTCTTTTTAAGATAAGTATTCCACACTTTTTGCAATAATACGGGTGGAAACGTTGATTGGAATCGCGTAATTTGAATTCCTTTAAATTATAATTATACGGATTAAATATCTCGCATTCTTCAAAATCGTGGTCGCATTCTGGTAGCTTCATTCAATCACCTCCAATCTGGAATCCCTAACTGTTTATAAGTAAATATGGCTGTATACTTTTTTCCACATTTGTAGCAAGTTTCCGTAATGGTGCAAGTCTTTTCTTTATCGTCACATTTTGATTCTGTATCTGAACTTTTGAATTTACATCCTCCCGTTAGAAAGCATTTGATTCTTTTTTTATTCATACATTCACCATGAACTCTTTCTTACAATTGCTTCCCTTGCATTTGTACGGCATCCGATAAATTTTTGTAGTAGGAAGTATTTTCAACGCTCTCTTTCCACAATAAGGGCACGATACCCATTTCTCTCCGTTTACTGTTTTGATTTGTGCTGAGCCGTCCCATGGCTCAGGCATATTCATATATTCAGAGAAGTCGACTCCTTCTGATTCAAGTGCTGTTTTAATGCTCATTTCCCGTTATCCTTTCTTACTAAGGTGAAAATTGTTTCGTAGTTATCTCCGATGTAATCCGAACATTCTGGATTTTTATGAAATAAAACAGTGTTTCCTGCCAGAAGCACATGCTTGTCTGGATAAAATCTGGTCGGGATGTTCATTCGATGGCATTCTCCCTCAAGATTATATACAGTATCAAAAAATCCAATATCGGTACCTGAATAATTAATTCTCATAAGCGAATATGTCCCTATCTGGTCGAACTTAAAATGATTTTATTCTTACACTGCGGGCAAATGATGTATTTTCTCTTGTACCCGAATCCAGATGGCATATTTGTAGCAAAATGATTCTCTATATTTTCATCTTTCACATCTTCGGACTCGTCATAGCTCAATACTGCACCGCATTTGTTACAAGTTGCTTCTTTTAATGTACCAGGTTTCAAAATCTTAATCATTTCTCTCTTTCCTCCCTGTGCTTCATCTGGCACTCGATCATCTTTGCTACATTTTCACGTTCCTGTTTTATTCCATGTCCTTGACGGAACAATTCACATTCAAGGATATTTCCACATTTAGAACATTCGTCTTTAATTTCTTTTCCTGCTATTTGCATTCCCATCCATCCTGTACCATTCTAGGTTTGTATATTTTTTCAGTATACCCTTCGCCGTTGCATAAGTCGCAAGTGACTTCTTTTTCTACGTAATCAGCACAACATTCCCAGTATTGCGCACGATTTACTCTTTTGATAATAGTTCCACTTCCGCCGCACTTCGGACATCTGTGAATTTTGTTTCCTTGCATTAGTTTCACAAGGTCATCAAGAGTCGTTTCTCCACCATATGTATCTCTCAAACATATTGCCTCATAAATTTTCATTTTCTGCGTCCTCCCAAAATTCGCAAACACAATCTGGTTCCGTAAAATTAGCGCAGTGTTCACTGTCACCGTTGAAACATACCCATGTAAAATCGTCATGTTTCCTACATGTTTTACAACACTTTTCTTTTTGCATAATTAACACCTCAATTAAAAAAAATCCAGTGTGCCGACTTGAACGGCATAAATCTCCCAACGAGAAACACTGGAACCGAACGAAGTAAGAGAAAAATATTCCAATGATTGCAGTTCATTGGAATCGGAAAGGCAGGAATCGAACCTGCGGCGCATAGCTTAGAATGCCATTGCTCTACCACTGAGCTACATTCCGTACCGCCTATAACGGTCAGATAATGTCTGGGCTGAATTTCACTTCTTTTGCTATAGCGTAAATCCACCTGAGACATAGACCGCCTGTATACAAACAGCTTAACTCTAAGCGGATTAAGTTGCAGGAAACGGATTCGAACCGCCGTTCTCAAGGATATGAGCCTTGTGAGATTCCACTTCTCTATCCTGCCATGAGAGATTAATTAGAAGAATTATGTAATGTTTCGTAGAACAACGGCATATTCACTTATTGACTACCAAAGGAACAAAACTCATACCGATAAGAAATAATATGTTCGGAACTCGGACATATACATTCCCATATTATTCCCATGCTTTCTTCCACTCTGAACTTTCAGTCTCTAATTAATCAATGGGAGAAGATGGAGTCGAACCACCCGAACCATAATGGCAACAGATTTACAGTCTGCCCCGCTACCTCTACGGAATATTCTCCCATAACCCGGAAACCCCGGGTTAGCAATATGTTTATCGTGTTATGCTTTCCACTATCCAATTTGATAACCGCGTCTGGATTCACGGAGTTGTTTCGGACATTTGCTTTTTTAGAAATACGGGAAGAACGCCGAATTTCCTTTTTACATTCCTCGAAACTCCAAGAGTTGTGCACAACTCTAAAACTCTGGAATGTTATCAGAAGACGGAAATGATTCTATGTGATCTGCACGCCGTATCGTGGTCATCATAGTCTCCAACGTCATAATTCTGATAAGTTTTTCCACCCAGATAGCGGCTTGGGTGGCATTAATAGGAGCAATGGAAGTTCCGGGACTCGAACCCGGAACCTTTCGGTTATGAGCCGAATGCTCTGACCAATTGAGCTAAACTTCCTGAGTGGAGACTTTTTTTTATTGCAGTTCAAGAGTAATTATCTCCACTGTTGCGATTCTTACCCTCACAGTCGCAACAAAGGGTCCGCTGCTCCACAAAATGTGGAAACCATCCGGGACGTTTGAAGCCCCTTTATTCATCCCCTGATGGGATAGATGGTATTTCAGAGAAACTATATCATGCCAATGATATAGCTAACTAGGCTAGTGGGATTCGAACCCACGAATTCAGCAGTCAAAGTGCTGAGCCTTACCGCTTGGCGATAGCCCATTACTTTCCGGGTTGGCGTTCCCGGAAATGTGATATATTCTGGTGGTTTTAGAAAGCATCATAGCTATTAATATTGTTAAGTCCGCGCCAGTTACTTTGCAATGGGTGGGAAAAGTTATTCTCCATTGAGTTTCACCAACGCAGACCTAAGCTACTCTGGATGCCTCGACCTGTCAGATTCAAAGGCTTTCCCTAACCTGAGAACGGCAGGTTTCTGATTTTCTTGTATTTTCACCCGTTCAATCAGTATAGTGAACAGGGGAATTTGTATTGTGAATGCTAACCACATTGGGTTCTCCTTATAATCTAAAAATCACAACTGCATTAACTGCGAAACATATTTCCATTAATATAAATATTGCTGAAGCTATTGGATTGCTTTTCTTTTCGACTTCGTCCTGTGATATAAGGAATGCCAAGACCAATGTGAAAAATGCAATATCTAACATGGCTGCTACGAATTTTGCTAAAATCATTCTCTTTGTTCCTCTCCGATCATGAAATCAAGAATCTTACCGGCAGTTTCTTCTTCTGGTTCGAATGGTAAACCGCAGGTGCAATACTTCTCAATTGCTGTTTTAAGGCTTGCTTTGAAGCCATTGTAAACTTCTCCATGTGTAAGAAGTTCGTGCCTTAAAATGGCTACTGCGTCGGTTAGTTTCTGTTTTGAAAGGTCAATCTTCACATCTCCATTCAGATCTTCACACGCCGTCGCGTTCCCCAAAAGAACTTTGACTTTATTTGCTTTAAATATCACGTATCCTTGAATTTTTCCAGGGTCTGGTTTTTCTCTTGTGAAAATCGCTGTTTCATCCATTACATATGCGTAATATACTGGGTCAATACTGTTCATTCTTCAAGTCCTCCATTTCTTTTACACTGATTCCGACTATCCCGGCACTATCCTTGCTGTCTGTAGCTTTAAAGTGTGCTTTAGGATGTTGCGGGTACATGAACTCAAACATAAGGTAATTTGCCGCATCCACAAGGTACTCTGTATTCCCAGTGGAATTATATTTTTCAATGCACCGTTCCATTGTAGGAAGCGCCTGTACGTTTCCGGTTTTAAAATTCTTCCTGGCAGGACCGTATTTATGATAGCTTACCTCGACTCGATTCTTACGAAGTTCATCAAAGCGTTCACTGTATTCTTCTGACATATAAAAACCTCTTTTTTATTTTTTTGAGAAAAATTGAGTCGGCGTTTTTCCTATCTCCTTCGGAAATATTGTTCCAATGCTTCTCTGGTGATCTGCGATACACTTTTGCCGGTTCGGTTCTTCTCGGCTATGAGTTTTTGTTCTAGCTGGTACGTGAGACGGATTCTGATTGATTCGCCCTGAGGGTTATTCTTTTTCATAGGCAGTGTCCTCAGCTTACAATTTCAATAGGATATCCGAAATGTTTCTCTAATTCAGCTATTGTTATCTTGCGCGGTTTCTTTATTTCAATATCAACACGCTGCACTGTGCCATTTTCGGTTTTTGCAATTCCTTTTCCAGTGTAGTTTTCGGTTTCTTCATTTGCGTAGACACTTAAATGTTCATATCCATATGTTCTACACCATCTTGCAGCTAAGTCAGCGATTTTTCTTAAATCTTCCTTTTCATCTCCGAATAATTCAGAATATCGAACCGCTTGCTCGAATTCACTCGGTGTTATTTTCTCAGGAGATATAACTTGCTTATATGGGCTTCCGATAAAATGGAAAAACCTACATGGTTCCATTACTTTTTCGCCTTTTGGTAAAGAAAATCCTTGTGCGACTGCTTTCTTTAATAAATGTTCGGATTCGATATCATTTTCTGTAACAACAGATTTATTTGTAAAATCAATCATTCGTATTGTCCTCCAATAGTTTATATAAGGTACCTCTTGAAATCCCCATGATTTCTGCAAATTGGACTTTCGTAATCTCTCCATTCTGCCATCTGGTTTTTGTGCTTTTAAAAAGTTCCTTATCAATTTCTTTTTTGGCACGTCCTTTATACTTGCCCTGAGCTTTTGCGATTTCTATGCCCTCTCTCTGGCGCTGTCGAATGTTTTCACGTTCTCTTTGTGCCACATAAGAAAGTAACTGAAGGACAATATCTGAAATTAACGTACCAGTTAGGTCTTTGCTCTGGCAGGTATTAAGTAATGGCATGTCTTGTACGATAATGTCCGCGCCGATCTCTTTGGTAATCCTTCTCCATTCATTGATAATTTCTTCATAATTTCTTCCTAGCCGATCAATAGAATGAATCACCAGCACGTCACCTTTTTGTAACTCCGAAATCATTTTCTGATATTCGGGACGGTCAAAATCTTTACCAGATTTCTTATCCATGTAAATTTTACCAACTCCATCCGTTTTCATAGCTTCAATCTGCCTTGCTTCATTCTGATCTACTGTTGATACTCTCACATAACCTATTTTCATATATACACGCCTCCGTTTCGTTATAAGTCAATTATACACTGTATTGTGTGTAATATCAAGTGATTTATACACGCTTTAGTGAATTTTAATTGATTTTTTCAACGTATGCGTTTATTATGTAATTAGGAGGTGATATTTTGGTATCTCAAAAAATCAAGCAAATAATGAAGATGAAAAAAGTTACAAATGTTCAGGTAGCTGAATATCTTGGCACTTCTCCGCAAGCACTGGCAAATAAATTTTCAAGAGAAACATTATCTGCCGACGAGATGATTTCTATTTTAGAATTTCTCGGTTGTCGAATTGTTGTTGAAGCAATCCCGGATGTTGTCATTCAATTCAACACTGATGATCTTAAAAGGGAACCGTGATGGTTCTCTTTTTTTATGCCTTAATTAGTTCCCATCCTTGAAGCAACAGCTAAAGTTTATTCTGCTCATATTTAAACTCTCCGTAGCGGAGAAATCAGGAGCTGTGCCCGATTTCTGGCAGAGAAACCATTGAGGCTTATGGCTTGTTGTGTTGCAATCACTATCTCTGCCATGGGGAACTCTTTTTTTGTTTTCTTGGAATTTTTAAGCCTTGCTGTTAGAGGAGGCTTTTTTAATTTTTCGGGAACTCGGAGTACTCACTCGGCGTGTGTTGGGGCTTGTATACACCCCCCTCCCGGTATCCATGCCGGACGCTACCAGGGAAGCCCGCCGCCCCATGGGTTCCCGCTTCCCTGGCTTAACGCTGACTCTGAAAGGCCTGCGGCAGTGATCAAGGAAGTACTTTAGATGCAAATCTGTTGTAATATTGCACAAATATTTCTGTTTTACTCTCTGTCCAAAATGGGTGTACCCTAAAAGAACATTGAACATTACTATATATTGTATATTCAAGTCACAAACAACAATATCTTGTTATAACTCCGGCTTTTCCATCTCTGGAAGCTCCAGCGCTGCCCTGTGTTTGTCCGCGATCTGCTGTGCTGTCTGGTGTGGTATGCCGTCCTGCTGCGCTGTCTGCACTGGTGCGGTTTCTGCCATGCCGTAAGCTGCTTTGGCAATAAATATCAAGTTGGCATTTGTACCGGGCTGATTGTTTAGTCTGTTTACTGTGCAATTCTTGCAGATGTCGAACCATTTTTTGACCGTGGTGCCATGCGATGAGTTTGCTCTATAGTCTCCGCGCATCCAATCACTAAACGTTGAGCGGTTAATACCAACCAGAAAACTAAATACTTCGAGTGTTGGCAATACATTATACTTGCTGCATATCCTAACAAATATATTAAATATATTATCTAATAGCTCTATATCATCGTTACTTGGCTTTGGTATTCTATCATGAACATAAAAGACCATATCTACAAAACTATCAGCAACAGTAGCTTTGTATTCTTTCTGTGTATCAAATTCCTCAGGAGTTACTTGTAACACAGTGTTTATATATTCATCCACGAGCCTATATATATCATTCTCATATACCTCTATTCCCTGTTCTGTTACTGTTGTATTACTCTTTTTCACTGTATCACCTCCGGATGATTAATATAAATTAAAAAAAGTCTGGACCTACTACGACAATACAAACATACAAATCACTTCTGTGATCGTAAAAGTAAAGTCATAGTAAAACCAGACTCGGTAGCATAATTAAAAGTTATAATAAATTATTCTGTTTTTCTCTGTATCTCTGTTATAGCAAAGATAATATACCTTTGTCAATACCATATTTTATTTTCTTTTATTCTCTTATTACTCCCCCTAGTAATTATATATATTATATCTATACAGTACTGTATAGCATATATATATTAATAAACTCTAGGGCTTTGGAATCTTGGAGGGGATTATATAGACAGTTATTATATATTTATACGCCTTGTAATACTGTCATTTTCCGGCTATTAAACACAAAAAGCCAGACCTTCCGGCACCTTGTCCGGCGTGATCTGGCTGCTAAATTCTTATTCTTTTCGCGCTCTGGCTATCGCTCCCCTCCTGAGTTCCGTCACCTGTCGTTGATTTTATTTTATCCACATCAGTTTTAAAAATCAAGCCTTAAAATAAAAAAATTTTGCTTGACAACTTCGACGGTTTTGTGCTAAATGTATTTTAACAACTTCGGCGGCGGGGTTGTTCCCCCTCATATTACGCCGCCAAAATAAGACAATAAAAGCCCCGGGATTATCTCCTAGGGCTTGTTTTTATTTCCAACGTTTTACGATGTCCCCATCGTAATGATTGGGCGCGTCTTCATCTGGATTGATGCTTTCCAGCACGTAAAACGCCGTTCTATGTTTCTTTTCGCACCTTGTTAGGTGCTCCCATTGTCCCTCCGCTTCCTGAAGGGCTTCTTCTTTGTCCTCAAATTCATCGGTGAAACAATCACCGTCTGTATAATCCATAATTATATACTTCATTTTCCTGCCTCCTAGTTAATCCCGATAACTTTGACTCGGGTCTGTAAAATATCCTCCGCAGGTTCCAGAATCTCGAAGCCAACAATATATTCCTCCCCGTCCTGATATACGGCGATTGCTCCAGACTCCAACAGTTCTTCCCCATCTCCGTTTCCGTCCCAGAGCTGACCGAAATAATATTCTTTGCCAGCTTCAATTGTGTTTTCTGCTCCGAGGACGTACGATAATGTGTTTAATTTCATTTTATTTTCCTCCTATCCGCCCCTGTCCGGGGCTGTGATTGGTTCAACTCATTCTTTTTAAGATTTCTTCTTTTAACAGTCTGGATTCAAAAAAATCATTATTAGTTGCATATTCATAAAGCAACTTTTCGTTTGAAAGCTTCAGCATATCGTAAACTTCTTGCTTTCTCTTTGATATTTTTTCTTGATCTTCCTGTACCCTTTTCAACCTTGCATCAACTACTTTTAATGTTTCGAGATTGTACAAATCTTCACCGTTCAAAATTCCGGATTTTATTAATTTGTACTCTACTAAATACATTTTATTTCGAATTTCGTCATAATACAAACAATCTGATTCATCAATAACTTTTACAATTTTAAAATCAAAGTCATCATTTTTCAAAATATCTTGTTGTATTGACCTGTTATTGTGTTTTCCTCTTGTGATTTCTCCCTTATGGACTTCCGCACGCTTTTTTAATTGTGTAGAAGAACCTATATATTTCTTTCTGGTTCTTCTATTTGTTATTGTGTATACTCCGCATTGGTCTTTATCTGGAATATTGAATAAATCGCTCATTCTGTAACCACTTCCTTTCTATGGTTACAGTATAGCATTTATTAAACTATGCGTCAAGTAATTTATTAAACTATTCTTCTAATTTTTCATTCTTTCCAATTCTTTCTGTATGCACTCCAAAACGAATGCAGACATCTTGACTCCTTTTAGATCGGCTGCTCTTTTTACGTCTTCCTTGGTTCCCTTTGGTGCCATTACTGTTATACGGTCGTACTTGTCTTTTTGATATTGCGCAATATATGAAAGTTCCTTTTCTTTCTCTTTAAATGCCATTTATTAACCCTCCTGTTATTGTTTGCTTTGATTATAACATTTATTAAACTATGCGTCAATCGGCTATGGGTTTTTATTTCGATATTTTTTATTTCCTATTATATGTGGAGAAAAACACTATTTTAAAAATAATGCATTTTATTAAACTATGCTATTGACATCATTATTAAACTATGCTAATATATAACCATCAACAGAGAACAAGCAACCCGGACGCAAAGCCGGGAGAAAGAAGGAAAAAACATTATGAAGAAATTAATAATTGCGACAATGATCGCAGCCTTAGCACATGCTCCACAGAATGCCAACATTTACACAATGCCGGGCGTATATCACGCAAGAACCCAGACAGTAACCGACATCCGCGGCGAGGAATGGGGATTTGATGTAAAACTGAAAAACGGCACGAAAGTAGTAATAACTTTCGACAGCCGCGGCACATACGATATGAAAGATGACGTTGTATTAAGTTTAAGGAGGGTTAAAAAATGAGCAAATATTTTAAAAACGTAAAAAGCTACAAGGATTTAAAAGAGCAGTACAAGAAACTTTTGAAAGAGAATCACCCGGACAACGGCGGAGACCTGGACACAATGAAAGAAATCAATGTGGAATATGATATTTTATTCCCGTTCTGGAAAGATCGCGCTGCAACTGCTGACAGTCTGACAGAAGAAGAAAAGACAGAGACAGCCACCGGAACCCGTCGTACATTCTACACCGTTAACGGTTGGGAGGGTTCCAGATATGATAGCCATTTATCATTGAAAGAAATCGCAAAAATTGTTAGAGGATATGTGAAAGAAAAATATCCAACTTGTAAATTTAGCATTCGCACACATTACGCGAGTATGTGCCAGTCATTAAGCGTTGACCTTTTAGAATTTCCTGAAAGGATGTATAAGACAGCCGAAGAATTAAAGAAAAATTATTGGGAAGAATGCACATATAAAGACAAAGACGGAAAAGAACATACTTATAAAAACATCAGTGATGAAATTCAGGGCGTATGGAGAAAATTATATAACAATGATATTTTTACCGCTGACAGTTGGACAGATGACGAGCTTTTAAAATGCTATGAAAAAACAGTTTTCGAAGAAAATAAAGTATATTACGGAGTGCCTACAGAGTATTTTCAGAGTGTTATTGATGATGTAAATGATTTTGTATCATCCTACAATTATAACGACAGTGACGGTATGATTGACTATTTTGACGTTAATTTCTACGACGGTAAAGTTGACTATAGAGATTGCAAATACGTTCCTAAAACAGCCAGAATTAAAAAGCAAAATACAGCCCCGGCACCGACAGAGAACACCGAAAAGAAAGCATCTGAGCAGATCAGCACAACCGGAGAACCTTATACAGTACAGGAAAGCCAGCACACAAAAACTGGTGAAAAGATTTACCTTGTTAAATGGTTAGACACTCTCAGCAGAGAGAGTTACAAAGAATTATCTGCACAGATTAAGAATATTGGTGGCTATTATTCCAGATTTACACACAGTTTTATTTTTAAAACTGACCCGTCAGAAGCTTTGAAAGGGGTGAAAATTGCATGAATGAGAAATGTGTAAAATATTGTTGCAGGTGTCCTAAATTGGGCACCTGTGAACATTCACAAGATGTTTTATTTAAAAAATTATTCTCACAATATGGATATTACAGAGAGGATACAAGCAATAAAAAAAATAGGAATTTATGAGCAGCACCCGGAACAGCTCCACACCGAAAACGAAATTTTGAGATATTTCAAACACTCGCAAGAAGCTATAGACGAATTGCAGGAAACTATATTGCAGTTAAAAGCATATCAGGCAGAATTGACACGCCGTTATAATTTTGTAAAAACTTCACCTGTAAAAAAGAAAATTGTATTAAAACGTCAACAGCGCTGGCATGAAAACGTATTTTATTACATATTTTTTTATGATGTAAATTTAAACGACGGTCACGAAGAACAGACAAAATGTATAAAATACGCCGGAAAAGATAGGAAAAAGGCTTTTGATATGTTCAAGCAATTAAAATCCAGCAACCCCGGCGCAGATTTTGCAGAAGATATAAAAATATAATTTCAGGCGTAACGGTTCCCGCCGGGTTCAATTCCCGGCAACGCCTTTAATAACCCGGCTCCCATGGGTAAAGGGAAGAAGAGAAATATATGTGGAATGTATACGAAGTAAAAAGTGGTCAGAAATGGTTTTTTAAGTGTCTTGGCAACGATAAATTTACCGCTGAAGTACTTTTTGATCATTTGCAAGCTGACTGGTCAAACGGTCATCATTTAACAACATTGATTTTGATTTTTGAGGAGGAATGAAAAGATGATCACAATCAGAAAAGCCACGCAAAAACAAGCTATCACCGCTATAAAAAGCGGTGATTTTTCTGAAGTAAACAGAATAAAAGAAATTGCAGAAAAGGAAGCCAGGCAAGTATTTGAAGCTGTTTCTTCCGGTGCTGTCCCGCTGATCTGGTACGACTTACCGCCGGTGCGCTGTCAGTCTGGAGTGGTGTCTATTATGCGGTACGCGCTGCATAAATCCACTAAAATATCGGGGTATTTACAACTTTCCTGTATGGAAATAAAAGATGGCCGCATGATTTCAACATCTGACCGCCAGTACAATATTACTGACGGCGGTTTTCCTGAGTTCTTCCGGGACTTACCCCAGATCACGAATATAAATTACTTAGAGCAGTAAAACGCTGTTCTTTTTCTGGTGTCCTGCATCCGCTCCGGGCGGCGGTGGTTCGTGACCTGTGTGGGACTTCTCCGAGGCTTGTGCCCTGGTTTGATGCACATTGACAATTATATATAGCTGTATTGGCTTCTGTTCGACGTTTTAACGGCTTTTATCGTGATTCTGGTATATTTTATCATAAGTATATAAAAGCGTCTTAAATCTTCGAATATCAAATTGCTAACAGGGATTGACGACAGAACGCAATGGGGTTATTATTACCGTGTATAGTTGCGCAGACGCTTTGCCCGGTCTGGTCTTTATGCTTCCAGGCTGCGCGGAGCTATGCAGACTTTGCTTGTGATCGCTCCGGCGGTCTTATTTCTGTACGCTTTTAGGCGTTTTGCTTGGGCGGTTGTGCATTAAATGCTTCTGTAACGCCGTATTTGGTTTTTAAGCGCGTTTTATGTGATTTCTGTATATTTTACCAATGACGCGCAAAAGCGCTTTTAAACACATTTTACAACGTTATGTTTGAATTGATTTTAGCTCTGGCTGTGTCTGGCGCTGGCTCTGTGCTTTCGTGGGTTCCCGGTGGCGGTCTGCTGCTGATCGGCTGGCAGTTTCCGGGGCGGCCCTGGGATGGGGAAAGAACACCAAGGAAGTGTACGACAAGTCAGAAACAGCATCAAAATCGGTACGGTTTGAACTGGGAAAATCTGAAAAAAATCGCAGAAATCTGAAACTAATTCAGACCTGCGACTTTTTATTTTTTGTGCATTCTGTATATAATTTTCTATAACGTAGCTCGGCGTGATGTAAATTTTTCACTTCATCACATTCAATTCATCTTTTCCAGTCATGTTTCTTCGCCCCACAATACTGAAAAGTCTGCTTCGGCGCTTCTTCTGCCGACCGGTTTCTTTGTTTCTTCGTTTTGCTGATCCGCTGCTAACTGTTCCCATGGTTCTTCCTTTCTGAACATCTCTTTCATGTTCTGGCTACGCGAATTGAGGTTTATAATTGGTACATCCACATTGAGTTCGTCCGGTACGATACCAACGATCACAACTTTTGTTGGCTCAATTACCTCAAACATTTCCTTGAAATTCTCACAAAATTCCAATCTGGCAGACTTAGACCGCACTCTCCCATTGGTACAACATGATACAGTGCTCCTGTGCGGCGTACCGTCGAAAATCCACGGCATTTCCTTTGGACTGATAACATTTACTGACGGTATTATATTAACGCCTAAAATCGCAAAATAGAAGCCTAGAGCATGATTCCTGTATAGGTTGTATATATTTAGTGCCGTAGGCATCCCGGAAGCAATTGTGAAATCAGGACTGCAAACTGAATGGAAACATTTCAGATGTTCTACGTGCTGGTCCGGCTGATTCCATATCTGTAAGAAACTCTTGTCATCAATATAAAAATTTACGGTCAGGTCCTTATGCCCTTTTAATGATCTGGATTTTGAAGAAACAAAGTCTATGCTTTTCTTTGGCGCCAGCTGCATCGGCGGAATAACCGGTATCTGGTACGGACCATCCAACTCTGCGCCAGTTATCAGATATTCTTTCATTACATCGTATGCGGTATGTATCATACTGTCTCACTCCTTTGAATACATTATACTGTATTCATTAAAAAAGTGCAAAAAAATAATCGCCTTTCAGCGATTTTATCTGAAGTTTTCTTATATCTCGCATACAAGATTCCTCCATGTCTTATTATCGAATATTTGTTTGTGTTCCCTAGGGTGTTCCCTTGCGGATTCCAGAAGTCCCGAAACCCGCATAAAATCAAGGTTTTCTTAGCAGCCAGTACGGGAATCGAACCCGTTTATAGAACCCTTATTTTCCAGTAAAATCAAGGGCTTTCGGGATTTTCAAGGTGTTCCCTTTTGTTCCCTAGCTGTTCCCTGTCAGTAAAAAACAACCATACTTTAGATCAGATTTTTATTTTGCTATAACCGAAAATTCCTGAATATTATCCATGATTTCCTGCTTTTTTGCAAGTGTTTTTCTGTCTCTGTGGTAGAAATTCTCGGAACATTTTATATTTGAATGTCCCATCTGAGATATTACCATCTGGTTGTCAATACTGTGATCGAGAAGAATTGAACAGTAAGTTTTTCTGATTTTGTGCGGTGATTTCTGAACACATCCTGTTTCTTTACAAGCCTTGTATAGTCGCCGTCTAAATACAGATGCATTAAGCCTATGACCATCCATAAAAAATATGTACTCGTAAAATGCTGACATGCATCTTAGTCTTTGCAGAATCCAGACACATCCATGTGGAATCACTATATTTCTCACGCCTGCTTCTGATTTTGGAAAGTTCTTCACGTCAAAAACTAAACTATGATTAATGGTGTACCGTGTCTCTGTGCGGCGTATCTTCAATATGCTTGGACTTTCCACGTCGCTGCTATAAACCCAGTCTTCCCATTTTAGTGAACTTAATTCGCCGACTCTTATTCCAGTCACAAACATAAGCAGAATCCCAAGGTTTACCATATCAAGATTACCTTTGAGATAATCAACGATTCTTTTCATTTCGGCGTCGCTGAATACCTCTTCTAATTCTTCCTTAACATTCTTCTTAAATTCACGGTCACTCACGTCCAAATCATAAAAAAGTTCTTCCACGTTCCAATCTATCAGTTTCTTTCTCTTCGCCCATTTCATTGTGCCTCTGGCTATTGTCTTGAGGTTTGAGAATCCCTTTGCTGTCAGATTGTATTTCCCCGTCTGCTCTTCGAGAAAACTACTAAAATCCTCCGAGTCAACATCTCGTATTCTTTCAGTACCAAATTCTTTGAAATGGCGGTCAAAAACCTGTTGGTATCTCTGCTTTGTGGACATTGATATCTTACCCAGTTCCTGACGGCGTTCAAGCCATTCATCAAAGATTTCACTTATTTTAGGATTCTCAATCTTTTCCTTATAGATTCTGACTATTTCATCTTCCAGGTCTTCCCTGTTTCTCCTCTTAATCAGTCTTCTTTTCTTAGTTTCATCATCATAAATACGGATTTTCCAATATCCGTCCGAAGCCTCCCAAATGCTAGCTTCGTATTGCTCCAATATGTCCCTTCTTTTGCTCATCTCTATGTTTTCTTGTATGTGAGATAAGTCGATAATACCATTCTCTATAGCATATTTCAAGTCGTCATTATTCATAAAAAATAAGGAGGAACCGGGATATCCTTTCGCTGGCCAGCGGTTCCTCGTTCCTCCTTTCTTTCACACATAATCAAAAATATTCATCTGTCCTTCCGGCATATCATCTTCGAGATTAAAGAATTTACAGGCAATGAAATTTCCATGCCAATCCCGATCACCGCCGTACATCAGACATTTTCCTCTCTTTCCGTCCCTATAGAATCGGCATTCAGCGCATTTATGCTGATATGCTGTTCCTCCAGAACGCTTATACATTTCGCTTATTGTTCTCATGTTCTTCCCTCTTCCATGCAAACGGCGGGATTTTAAAGCTGTGTTGGCAGGTAACTCGAAGCGCACAGCTCTCACATTTATTATCTGTCGCTTTGCAGTAATCCATGATGATGTTTACACACGTTCCTGCCATTTCGGGTGTGATGTCATAATCCATATTCACTCTCTCCACCTTTTCTCTTACCACGCTTTAAAATTCCTTTCTGTACGCATTCCGTAGGCGGACAGCCTCTTGAATGACCAACAATAAGAATATAATCACAGGTAGCATTCGATATAGATGACGGACTGCTTTTAGAAAGATATACGCATTTCATGCATTGATTACGTTTCAGCTCAAATACTTCCCTCTCTGACATTTCTTTCCATCTTTTTATTCTCATTTTGCTACTCCCATTCCTTGAATCATCTTCATTCTCAAATGTTCCGCGATGTGCTCCCTGACGGATTCTTCCGGAAATGGAATTTCAAGCGACCGTTCCAGAATCCTATTTGTGATCCTCTCATCGTATTTCAATTCTGATATCTGGCAGTTACTTGTGAATATAGTAATTTTCCTATCGACATACCGTCCATTAATAATGCTATAGAATCTTTCATTAATCCAGTCCTTGCCAGAATCGGCACCGAAGTCGTCAATGATAAGGATTTCTGTTCTGGATAAATTCTCTATCAGCTTTCCTTCCGCATTCTCTTTGACTCCCCACGTGTTTTTGATCTCATCAAGGATTCTGAGAGACGTGGTGAATTTGACAGGCTTCTGGTATTTTTTCATGATCTCATTTGCCAAGCTGCATACTGTTTTAGTTTTGCCAGAACCTTTTGCACTCGAGAAAAGATATAATCCTATTCCTTTCTTCTGCATATCAGTAAGGTTTTTAAACCAATAATTTACCGCCTGAGCCGCCTGAGAAAATACTTTTCGGCTCTCGGTGCTCAAATATACACTTGACTTCAAATCATTGAAATTTGAGCCTTTAAACACGTTTGGAAGCTCTGCAAATTTTAATTGATTTTCAAGGATTGTTCTCTTTCTGATTCCGCAAGGGCATTCCTCACAATAAGGAATACCACTTGCATCTCTTACCCATCTCCACCCGCTGTCCCCGCATTCAGGGCATTCAAGCGAACGGGGTGTCTGATTCTTCTCCGTTCCATTCTCCAAGTGGGATGATTGGTTCGACATTTCTTTGAGCTGTGCCAGTTCCATTTCGCATATCCTCCCTGTTATGGTATTTATTTTCGAGTATTTTTAAGAAGTTGTTCGGTTTCACGAACCATTCAAAGCTTATTATAAAATCAGTTTTCTTTCCCATGAGGAAGTCACTGTTTTGTACATTTTTCAACGCTTCCATTACCTTGTCCATGCCGTATTCACGGATTCTTGCTTTCAACATCTGCGTTCGCCTTGCCGTCATTCTTACGACTGGCTGAATACCGAACTGCTGAAGCTTATTCCATTCATCAACTACTTTCTGCACATCACCGGGTTTGACTAAATCTTTTTCGCAAGAAATCTGTTCTGGAATTTCCGGCACGCATTCTTCTTCTGACAATTCTTTCTGACGTTTTCTATGCTCGGCAACTCGTTTTCTTGTCTGCTCTCTGATTTTTTCAAGCCCGTCAATGTTCTGGTGTTCTTCCCATCCGGGAATTGAAAGCATTGTTCCGTCTCTGGTTATCATTCCGAACTTTTCAAGAATTGTAAGCGCAAGTTCGATCACGCTCTCGTCAAAGTCCAGCTCGTCAGCCAGCATCTTGTTTGTATATAGAATATTCTCTGTCAGAAAGATAATTCCGTTTGAATTACAACGCCCTGCCATTGTCAGGAGCATCATCCAGATCAGAACTATATTGTTTCCTTCTGGAAGCTTTCTGATATGCCGGATTTTCTTGTTGTCGAACATATCTATTTCTAATCGAATCCAACTCACTTTTGTCATTTAGCCACCTTCCCGTCTAGTAAGGACGTTTTCACCCTTACCACATTGATTTTCGGATAAATTTCTCCATTAAAGAGTCCATCCAGTTTTCTGTGTGATTTTCGCAAGTATCATCTTCCTCTATTATGATGCCTTTGCGGTCACACAGCCCGTTGTCGTTTTCAATACAAGTTTTGCATGTTTTATCTGCCATTTTCCTCACCCCAATCTAATTTCTGTCCGCACTTATTGCAATAAAAATCTGATTTATAAAGTTCTTCCATATTGCAAACCGGGCATTTACCTTTTGTTGTATAATATCTGCCAGAAAAATCGAAAATAGTTTTCATGTTATTTGGTTTCATTGGGGTCTGATTTTCTAACGCTTTAACTGCTAATTCTAATGCTTCACGGTACTCAATAATTTCTGGCACATTCGACCAGACCTTTTTAGTTAAGCCGATACGTTCCTGTAAGATTTTAATTGCTTCTTCTGGTTTCATGTTAATCCTCCCATTCTTCGCAATAATCGTCTAATGCAACCGTTTTTCCGTTTTCTTTCGATTTACTATTCCTGCAAAAGAAATCTCTGAAATCCACATTGAATCTGCAATATTTGCATGTGTTACATGTTTTCACTGGCATTTTCTTTTTAAAACGGTTAAATATTTTAAACATTTCGCATCTCCTCCAACTTCTTCTCAGCTTCTTCACGGGTGAGGAACCATGTTTTTCCGTATTCTACGTCAACACAAATAACGTTCGGAGCATGAATACTGTCTTTATCACACTGTACGAACCAACCACTTTGTGAAAATACAATACTGTAAGCTTTTTGATGATACACTCTGTTATTTGATTTATACCCATTCAGGACATTTAAATCATAATTTGCTTTGCTCGGAATCTTATAAATATTATCACCGATTTTAACCGACAGTCTTACAAGCAAACCCTGTTCTTCTAAGTCTTTATAAGACTTTAACTCTTCCAACAGTTCTGCAACATCTTTCAACCAATACAATTCTCCATCTTCAAAACAACATCCATAAGTATTTTGATGATACGGGCAACCAATCGCTTCTTTGAGAAGCATTTCATTTTCTTCTTTTGTTCTAACCAGAACACATGTATTTGTTAAGTCAATCATGCTTTCACCTCTCCTTTCCGCTTGTTTTTGTCGCTTGTTTATTTTTATCGCTTATTTTCCGCGTCTTGACCGCATCTTTCATTATCACGTGTGCTTGCTTCCAATTTTTCTGGCAATTCTTTCAGTGGACACCATTCGGGTCTTCCTGCCAGTTTTTTGAATCCTTCATGGCTTACTTTAGAAATAATTTTGATTGAATCATTTCTTGTTGCAAGGCATAAATTAAAATTGAAATCCGCCATATGAAATGGGCAAGCAAAACATCCTTTTGGTGTGTTCATGATTAATACTGATTTACCCATCTTCTCTTACCTCTTTTCTGCAAGAATGCTCCATATTGTGAAGGACTAATGATAGTGTCTTTTTCTCTTGTAGCCTGACAATATCCAAGCCTTCCGTTCTTTTTGTTTTCTTCTCTTGTAAACATAGTAGAAATATCTTTGCCTTTACTCACCTACTTCACTTCCTCTCAGCATCAGGCTCAAAGTGTTATATCCCGGACAAGTTCTAACTCCATTTTTGGTATCTCTTAACAATACACAATAAGGATATAATGCCATGACCTCATAGATGTGTTCTGTGACATCATCGCCACGCTGGTCGATGTATTTGAAGCACTTTCCCGGTCTAAGGAAGTACCTTGCGCATACATACGCTTTTGTTCCAAATCTTACACTTGCGTTACTCATTCAACTCCACCACCTTTCACAATCTCTATTGCCCTGCTCAGTCCAGCATTGTATCCTTGATGCACATCAGATAAGATACATTCGGATTCGATGAATTTATCTCTTTTCAATTCGCCAATAACCTTATCAACATCAAATGCTGTCGGCTGTTCGTTAACACAATCAATAAATTCTTTCTGGTCGGAACTAATGCTTGTCCCAATCTCCCAAGTTTTAATGTATTTAATTAATTCGTCTGCATCGATTAACCGAGACATGTTTTCTCCCTCCTATTCTACTGTTCTATCGCTTCTTTCTCCGTTTTTCTCCACCGCTCCACCATTCCATCGCATTCTGTGCAAGATACAAGATATTCTTTACTTGAATCACTGTATTCGTTGATTAGTACTTCTGCTTTCCCTCCGCAAAACGGACACGGTTTTAATTGTGTCATTTCATCGCTCATGCTTCCACCTCCAGTTTTTTCAAATACTTAATCGACCAAGGTTCTTCATCTTCCCATCTGACCATTGGAAACGAAATTTTAAATGCCGTCATATCCATTGTTGTATAATGTTGTGCATTCGTCCAAGATTGACCGTTCTTTTCTACTTTTGAATCATAAGCGTGCAAGAAACCATCTCTGTCTCTCGCCATATATTTGTATTTTTTAGGCAGATATTCTAAAAACTGTCTGTCGCTCTTAGAAATCTTAATCTTCTCAATGTATTCTGAGTTCGCCCAATGAAGACGTTCTTCCCTGCAACTCAATGTTCCCAAAAATGCACACTCTCGGCAAAAATCCGAACGGCATATCTCTAGCTCACCGTATTTATTGATAGCAATATTATTTCCGTTACACGCAATATCCAGAATTTTTTTTGCATATTTCTCTCTATTTTTCATCCTTTTACCTCACTATCCTCTGGCATCTGAAAGACTAATGATTCTTTTACCATTTCCGCATACCCTTTCAACACTTTGATTCCAACCGATACGCTATCAGGAGTTTTATAGCTTCCTGTATATGCCGCCGTTGCCAGTCCTGTATTGGTGATTTTTGATGCCTCAAAATCTGCATAGGCTTCCTGAATCATGTCCAGTACCTTGATAGCTTTTTTCTTTGTGGAATATTCTCCGAGCAAATAACTGCATCCAGTGATATATGATGTTACAACTGTTTTTGTAGTCCCTTCTGTAATTTCGATACCAGCTGATACATTAAAATTAACTAATATCTCTTTATCCTGACTTCTGATTAACATTTTGCGTCCTCCTTATAATCCTCAATCGCAGCTATCTTATCCTCGTACATAGCGATTGCTTTTTTGAGCCTGCTGATTTCAACGTTATATTTTTCTAAGAATCTATCTTTTACAAACTGATAATTCGGTACTGCCAACACAATGTACGGCGTTGAATGACCAGAAATTGTTCCGATATCTTCCTTTTTCACATACCCAATGCAGATTCCGTCTGGAAATCGAGTTACTGCTTTGTAGGTTTTTGGCTTCTCAATCACCTCGCACTCCTCAACTCTGATCTTGAAAACATAGCCTCCTAATGTTTGGGTTTCTGGATTGTATTCTCTGTTGCTGTCCAAAATGTAGAAATATAATTTCATTTTGCATCCTCCTTGTTTACTCTTTTATTCCATGCTTCAACGAATTCTTTATAATCCCATGTGCCCGGGCAAAATTTTAATCCGCATTCGCAGTGAATACTTATCGGATAACCTCCGCTGTCAGGGTCGTAAAAAGATGGCTTCCAATCTCTTTCTGGGATATACATATCTTTGTCTGTATCTATCTCTTTTCCGCAAAACGGACAAGGTTTTAATTTATCCATTTTCTACCCTCCTAATATCTGTCAAATTCAATGTTACTGTCTGAACAGAATCTGTAAGCATCTTCTCTGATTTTCTTAACTTTACGCATGACAACTTCTTTCGCTTTGCTGACAGCTTCCTTAAAATCCTCTGTTTCAAGATCATAGTTATCAATGTTCAGTGCCTTGCTGTTGAGAAACAGTGCATCTCCACATCCGATATATTTGTGGATACTGATTCCCAAAGAATTATATTGCAATGTAAAATTGCTCCCGGTTTCGGGTTTTTCTTTATACTTGGCATTACTTTTGAATTTCATTATCATCCTCACTTTCCCCATGTAAGCAACTGACACGCTATTGTGCAGTCCTCCATGATTTCTGTATTTATGTTTCCTCTGTTTGGTTCCAATTCATCAAGGAATACGCCGTTTATGCAGCTATGCCCGATTTCTCGTTCCTGTCTGGCTCTGCGTTCGAAAACCTCTGGGAAATCTACTCTGATTTTATTCCAGTAGCCCATGGCTCCTTTCGGACAGCCAATGCAATTATTGTTCGGGTAGCCTAAATCGTACATAACTGGACGCTTCAACCCTAATCTATCCGCTATTCCATGAGCTTCCTCTTTTGTCAATCCATGTTCGATCAGTGGAAATTCATGGTCGTAATCGCTCAGTGCTTCACATACTCTCTCTGCACGATTCTTTTCGTTTAGGTCATATCCCCATACATAAGTGTGATGATCTGGGTGCTCACGCTCCCATTTCATGCGAACCCTTTTCTTTAATTTATCTGTACAAGGTGCTCCGAATGGAGTGTTGATACATCTGGTTCTTTCGACCACATCATCCACACTGAAATATTCCTCCGACTGAATTATCGTTATCTCTCTTCCCAATAGTTTTTCACAATCATGTAAGAATCTCAGGCTATCAGGATGCTGATTCGATACGTGAGTATAAATAATCTCGTCAACATCCTTTGCCAGATAACACGCTACAAAACTGCTTATTCCTGTTGAAAACCAACATACTTTCATAACACCACGCTACAAATCCTGTATCGTGGATAAGGAACATAGGCTTCCCATGCTGACGGTCTGAAACTCACATAAGTCAAATATGCTATATGTGCGCTACTTCAAATTCCACCTTATCGAATCGCCAACGCAACTATTATTCCCTTTATGTAATTTCTTTTACACCTTTAAATTACAACCTCGGTTTACCGAGGATTCGTTATTCCTTTCTTAAACTTAAAATCATTTATGTTTCCTCAATACTCAATAAAATCAGATAATTCCATCTGACCAACTACGTTGTTGTCTTGCATCCACCATAGATAAACTTCTTCGCCGCAACTCCACTTCGTATCTTTTCCACGTCTCCGGCGTTCCTGGAGCATTCTGTCAAAAGAATGTATGTAGGCCTGCTTATACTTAGGGAAATCATGCATTTCCTTTTCCCTCTGGCTCTTTGATGCAAGCGGGCATCCTAAGCAACCTAGCCGATCATATCCGCATTGATACAGTTCACATACCTGAACATCTTTCTCGCCAATGAACTGCCAGATATTTTGATCTGTCCAATCAATGATCGGATTGACTACTGTCTTCGCTTTCATTTGGCAATTTTCAAACAACCTTCGAGTATCGTCATTATCTGTGATAAGCATTTTCTCGTCAGAAACGCCAATGCTTTTACTTGCCGTCTGCCCTAATACTTCAAATGGGCTTCTGCTACTTCTCTTGCTGCTTTCATTCCATCTGACGCCTGTTGCAATCATTCTGTTTGGATTGCCGCCCTCTTTCAGTTCTGAGCAGCAATACCGAACGATTCTGGTAGGTGGCATTAACTTTCTTGGAATAAGATTCCACATTGTAAGACGGTTGTTGTTTTCCTGCACATGATAATCGATCTCACATTTAACGCCTTTGTCCGACAATTCGGAAAACACATTTTTGATATGCTTTACTGTCTGCGGTGCGTCAACAGTGGTATGTGAATTATGAACTTCGAACGGGATTTCAGATATTCTGAACAGTTTCAGAAGTACATCCGAATCTTTTCCGCCGGAATACTCACATACAAGTGGTTTGTTGTAATGTTTCAGTGAAATATCACTTGCCAGTTTCAACCTATCTATGGATTTTTCAATTAATTCTTTCACACGCCATACTACAAATATCCGTATGGCAATTTTACAATCTGCTTTGTAGCCTTGGGAGTTATTGCCTCTGACCCGTTAGTCTGTTCTGCGCTGCGCAGGAGAACCAAGGCATTCCAGTCTAGCATTTATCAAATTTTACCCAACCTATTCTGATTAGGCGGAACCTCGTTTCACGAGGATAAGTGTTATTCCTTTCTATGTTCGAACTTCATTTTTCTCCTATCTAAATGCTACCTGTCCGTTATTCTGCATGTAAATCATCGGTGCAGCTTTACGCTCTCCGACTTTCAGATACGGGCAATTAGCTTTCACAAGTGCTTCTGCCATAACCGGCACAACGCTGTTTCCGATTCTTGCTACTTGTTTTGCAATCGGGTAATTTCTCCATTTATAGTCCCGATCAATGATGTAATCTTTTGGAAATCCCTGCATCACCTTTAATTCTTCCGGCTTTAGCATTCTGAGAAAAATATCTGATATGATGTATTTCTCCCCGTGAATATCAACCAGAACATTTACCAGTCCGAACCTGTCTTTTGTGGTAATAGTCCCAAGCGGCTCGTTAAGCACCTGTCCGCATCCTGTTCCATAATATTTAACCAGAAAAGCAGATATCACGCCGAAGTGCCCGGGCGATGTGGTTATTGTATGGAGCGGTTCGTCACATCCTTGACCGATTCCGGTCTTGTAATACTTTGTAATGAATGCAGTTACAAGTCCGTATCTGTTTGAGGTATCAATGGTTTTTATCGGTTCAGTCAGCAATTGTCCTCTGGAATCACCTTGTCTGGTTTCTCCATGATACTGAATGATAAATGCCAACGCATCTTTGTTCTTTACAATGTACGGTTCTGGATTATCGACGATATATTTTTTGATTCCATTTGCAATGCGCTTCTGTGTTGCTTCTGCCAGTGGTTTCGGACGGTCAAATATACTTTTACCTAAGTCTGACCAATCAATGTAATCTCCGCATTGCTCGTATGGCTTCAGACCGTCTGTCCCAAAACGATTATGTGTAGGCTTTGGCCATACTATCTGCTTTCCATCCCTACGAAACACTGCGTACCACCTTTTTCGTGTCGTTGGTGCTCCATAATCTGCCGCTACTAATTCCCGGCTATCAAATTCATAGCCAATGGATTTCATAGCTGCTATGAATTTGTTATAGTCTTCACCTGCTCTGCTCTTAATTGGCTTTCCTGACTCATCCAGAGGCCCCCACTGCTGTATCTCCTCTACATTTTCCATAATGATTACATCTGGAAGAATTGCCTTTGCGTGCTTATATACAGCCCACGGGAGAATGCGAAGCCCCTGCTTTCTCGGCTGACCGCCTTTTGCTTTTGAATGGCTCGTACAATCTGGCGAAGCCCACATCAACGCTACGTGCTGGTTCCCAACATATTTCTGCAAATCTACTTTGAAAATATCCTCTGTTAGATGCAGTGTTCCAGGGTGATTCGTCTTGTGCATCAGGATAGCGTCAGGATCATGGTTAATCGCTATGTCTACTGGTCTGCCGAGTGCCATCTCAATTCCTACTGATGCTCCACCGCCGCCTGCAAATGCGTCTATGATTAAATTATTCTGCTTCAAACCGAAACTCCTTATTGATGTCAATGGAATCAAACTCAAAAGTCAGTTCCATTTCGTCCTTGATTTCCTTGTATGCGGCTTCGATTCCAACTTTTTCCAGATATTCCGTTGCCGCCTCTATGTTCTCAATAAACCTCTGGTTCGATTTCTTGAATCCCCATGTTTTTTTGATTGCGATTAATGAGATCATAATGTTTGCAACTGCTATGTAATCCTCAGCTTTCCACAACTTTTCCTGTGATTCTTTGATAAGCTGCTCTTTAATTTCCTGTTCTCTGGCGTTCAAATATGCTTTAAGAGATTCAATTCTTACTCCGGTCTGTCTGGATATCTGTTCCATTGTAAAATTGGTTACATTAAGCGGCGCAGGGATTGAGTTCTTTTGGATTTTTTGCTTTTTGATCTTCAACTTTCCTATCCAACAGCCCTCCTTATCTTCTGAGTCAGAATGTCAAATTCCATCAACATCCTGCGATCATTCTTGTTTGAGTATGCGATTGTTTGCTGCCCATCATATATGACCGCATATCTTTCGTTAATGTCATATGCTCCGCTGATTGCCTGCGATATCTGACTTCTTGTCTTTCCTGTCAATTCTGATATTTCAGCAAGCGTCAGCTCCCCAATATACTTTGAACCGTCGTATACGTCATAAAGTTTCATGTTTCTTTACTCCTATCAGTTCATATGTCCTGTGCGAGCCGTACCCGTTAAATGCAATCAGTCCATCTTCTTCAAACTGTCTCAGATGCCTCTGAACGGCGCTAACACTGATATCAAGTTCTTCGGAAATCTTCTTTGTTGGCGGCGTTGTTTTATGATATTTCGCATATTTTCTGATGAAGTAATAGATGTCCTTGCGGTTCTGCATACATTGCATGTGTTTTTGATGCCTTAATTCATCCATATTCACGATTCCTTTTCGTATGTTTTTTCATCAATCAAGTTCTGGAATTTTTCAAAAGCCCGAATTGATACTTTGTTATTCTGTTTCTCTGGCTTCAAAGAAACTTGCAAGTGCGTGTCTATGATATGCGACAGCTCTCTGGCGAGGGCTTTCTTGCCTTGCTGTATGCCGTCCCTATAGCCTTTAGCAGGCTTAAATTCATTTATCTTCTCCTTTCCTTCGCCTTGGCTACCAGATGTTTTGTTGTACCTGCATTGATACCCCTTTTTGGTATATTCCAGAATCCAAAACTGCTCCATTTCATCCAACTTATCCGCTGGATAATGTATAAAGTTAATCATCCATCCATACGGGTTATCTACGCTGAAAAAACCTCGTTTTTTTATAGACAGATCAATGTGTTGATAACCTGTGAGGTGTGAACACATTCTTTGAATTATATGAACCGCCTGACCGATATAAAAATACTGGATTCCGTTTTCATCAATTCTAGTCAGAAAATAGATTCCGCTTTGATTGTCGAGTCTCGGATTGATTTTCAACAGTCTTTTTTTATTCTCAGCTTCAATCGCCTTAGCTTTTACAAAATTTTTATAGTTGTTATTCAAAAACTTATCACCTCGATTCATTCTTTGGTGTATTTTTGATACCACTATGACACCACTATGATACCACTTCAACACCTATATTGCAAGATAAAATGGTATCACTTTGGTATCACTTTGGCATCTAATTGACACCGATAGACAAAAATGCTACAATGTTCTAAAAATAAGGGAGGGATTTCATATGGCTAGCAATTCTGATAAGACCAGAACTAATATCACGTTCCCGATACAGCTCAAAGAACAACTTGAGCAGATTGCCAAGCAGGAGAACAGAAGTTTCAATAATCTGGTTATTACCATTCTCCAAGATTTTGTAAAAAGTGCCGATAAATAGTCGGTGCTTTTTTATTAATCACACCCGTCGCATTCTCCGCATTCATTGCGTACCCAATTACCACTCTCATCTTTATGAAGACACTTAGATTCTCCCCAGCAGAATACATAACATTCGTAGGCATCCTGTGATTCGTTTGCGTATTCGGCAGACACATTTTGTATTTCTTTTCCTGCAATCAAAATTCTGTGTCCCGTATTATTCCCCATGTCTTCATCAGCCCACCAGTGCTCAACTTTTACGTCTGGATATTTTTCTGAAAGTTTTCTAATTATAGGCGTTGGGTCTGACCATGCTGTACTGAATTTCACACAATTCTTTTCGATTTCATTATCATATGAATTCCATTTTGTGCCCCAGTTTTCAACATTCCAGTCATACCATGTAGTTGCTCCGTATTTAATTTTGTTTGTTATATATTGCAACCCCAGTTCTATTAACTCGTCTTGACTTTTTCTACAGTTTGAAACTCTTTCCCAATATTTTTTATCGGTCATTGCCGGCGTTGCGTACGGTCTTTGAAAATCGTATCTTCTCTTGGCGAGTTTTCTAATTGCTGCTTCAATCGCTATTTCTTCAATCGTTCCAGATTCCATATTTAAACTTTCTGGCATCGGAATAAGTGCATTAAAGTCTAAGAACTTTTCTCCCTCATCATTTACTTTGATAAGTGAAAGTTTCTCTATTCCTTCCATTTTGATTATGTTTCTTACATGATTTGGCATATCTTTCTCCTTTCAAAACGGGCATAAATTCAAATCAACATCCAGTCCCGGTCTTGCAATCTGCACCATAACATCATCACCGGCAACGTCCTGTATATCCTTCTTCATCACTTCCGGATTTCCCCATCCCTCTGACAGGTGGCATAGCGTTATGGTTCTGAGTGAAGCGGTCTTGTTCACTCGGATAATCTCTTTTACAGTAGATAAGCTGCTATGCCCCCGGACGGAGTGCTCAAACTTAAACGAATCTTGTTCCGGTGATTCGTCCAGATGATTACATTCTATAAGGAAGTGATTTATTCTCATGTTCTTGAATGTGAACGGCAAATATGAGAAGTCTGTCGCATATATCAGTCGTCCACATTCTTCATGAGATATCAGGTACGCGAAGTTTGGCGTCTTGTCGTGTGGGACGTAAAACGGCGTTACCCGGAACGAACCTATGTCCTTTGGTTTCTTTTCTAGCAATCCGATCATCAGCTCTCCAGAGATTGTGTTTACACTCTCAACCGTCTCGTCATTAGTGTAAATCTGAATACCGGACTGCATAAGATTCTGGAACGATTTCAGGTGATCCCCATGTCCATGGGTCAGCAGACAGCCAGAAACATCCGATATTCTGTAAGAGATTCCTTTTAAAATCTCTGAATACTTGCATCCACAATCCAAAAGCAAGATTTCGCCGGATTCGGTCTTGAGCGTATAGCAGTTTCCGAGTTGACTGCCTGTGTTTATCACTCTCATGAACATTTCGCCACCTCACTTTCAATACTCAAAATCCAAATTGCTTATGAAATTCACAATTTTCCCATCTTCGATCACAACAAATTCTGTAACAAATTCATCAACCTGATTAAGACCAGTTTCTATATATTCATCTTGCTTATCATCGTATTTTTCAAACCATCTTTCTACGCTGTCATCAACAGAAGTGTTCTTCATTACAAAATACGGTGTATCTTCCGATAACAGTTCTATTTCACTAGCAATCTTTTCGAATCTTTCAATGATGTGCTCTCTTTCCAGCACCGGGATATTATCTTCGGTGTCTCTGCAATAATTATTATTTTGCTTAATAAAGTCTCTTATTGCATTTGCCACACAGCTCTTATCTTTTGTGAAGAAAACCTGTTGTCCAGAAAATTCCCAGCAAATCCTGTCTACCGCATTGTCACAATTGTTAATTTCATTGTTTACTTCGTTCCAAAGAGAAGTATCATGAATGATATTTCTCTTAAATCCATGACTTATTAATTTACTTGGCGGGATATATTTTTCTGTCAAGACATCCCACACAATAGGTGCAAACAGCCATGAATTTCCGAACTCTTCTATAACCTCTCCTTTGTAATCCTTATCAATTCCATATAAACTGCTATAACTCATTTTTTATACCTCTCAATCCTTTGGAAATCTGAATACAATGTTTGCTGGTTCAAATTTCATATCTGGACTGCTAACCATGGTTTTTGAATCATCAAAACCTCTTGCAGCCATTTTTATAAATTCCTCGTAATCGTCATCACTCATTTCAACGTTTTGTGATAAAAACATTCCTGCATACACTCTATTTAACATTTCCATTGCTTTCTGACACTTTTCTCGGCTTTCATAAACTGCCATCACATATGGGCTTTGCTGTATCCCTCCGGCAAATACCGCCTGTATGTAATTTTCCGAAACAATCAATGCTGTCATTTCATACGGAAGATTGATTTCTCCATTCTGGGATATAATCCTCATAGTTCTCACCCCGTTTCTCGAAATAGTCTTTTACTGACTCATAGTACGGGCAGTTCTCACACCGCCCGATACAAGCCATATATTTACCGAGCTTTCCTGAGTCGCACCGATCAAAATTGATGCAGTCGAAGTACATCATTTTGTCAGTGAAATCATCAGATTGAAGAAGCTGGAGATTACCAGTGCTACCAACATTGGAGTTGCTTTCTTTGACTTAATCGCATATAACACAAGTGCAAAGAATACGGCGTATGCGATCAGACCTAATACTGTGAATACTTCGTGTGCTGCCATATTACATTTCCTCCTGCTTCATAAAATCTGGAATGCTTGATTCCTGTCCTGCTGCCGGAACTGGTTCTTTCTCGGAAGTCTTTACGACTTCTGCGACTGTTGGCTGTTTGGGCTGTTCTTCAATTGCCGCTGGCTCATCTGGGATAAATTCTTCTGCATTTGCGTTCTGTTCGATTTCTTCCTGCACTTCCCTGTATGTGGCATCCATCATGTTGTATTCGTAAGCCTGCACTGGATTGTCCCATCTCTTAGGAATAGACTTCATAATGTTGTTTCGCATCTTACGAATAATCATTGATTCTCTGGACTGCGTTTCGTAATAAGACGGTGAAATATACGGTCTTAATTCCTCACAATCAATGATTGCTTCCAGTTCTCCAATGTCAGCGACCTTTTTCATGATCTCTTTTTTCTTTGCTTCAATTTGAACTTTCTGCGCATCTGTAGCTTTATATCTGTCTGCGCAAATTCCAAACGTTTCATTCTGGAGATTATTCTTGATGTGCGCTGCAAGATTCTTCAGTACATCTGCTCTTTCGCAAGAAAGATATTCAATGTGCCCGTCCTTGTACTGAATCGGATATACGATACGAACTACTTTGCCTACACCAGATTCTTCCCATTCTGGCGGCGTGATCTCTACGCCCTTATGTCTCGGCGGTGTATATTTGTCGCCCTCTCTAACTTTCCAGTACGGGAACACTTTAGCCACATTGACACCATATCTACTTACAAGAGCATCGTTTCCGTCACCCTCAATCGCAAATTCGATTTTCTTCTCCCACTGTGCCGGTTTTCCTTTTCCTGCTACGTTTACGTTTCTGATTTGGAAATAACACTCTCTCGGCTGTGCGTTTGCGTTCAGCTTTAATGCTGCTACTTTCTGCATAACAGACTTTAAGTTTGATGTGTTGACTGATTTCATGTCAGTTCCGCTTTCGTGAATCATCTGATAAATAGCTGCCATTGCTGACACCACGCATTCTTTTGAATAAGAGTCGAACTCCATTCCTCTTGTTTCCAAATCTTCTTTCATCAGGTCTACATAACTGTTTGTCCATACTGAAAGAGTGGTGTTGAATGTTTTTGTTTCTGCCATAACAATTCTCCTTTTCTATTAATCACAATAAGTTCTATTACAAAATGGACATCCTGTAATTAATTCCTTTGATGCTCTCTCAACAGAAATTCCATTCCACTCTTTTCCGCTTCTTGTTCGTCCTTTTTCAGAATAGATATTCTGTCCGCAACTGAAACATTTTCCGCTCTGTGGCGCAAAATGCGGATAACCTTTTTCGGCACAATATTTTTCCTGCACTTTTGTTGCTCTTGAAATGTCATAAGTTTCTGCCATTTTTATTCTCCTTTTCTGATAATTATTAAACTTCCGTTACTGTCATATCCCCCTCGGCAACTTTCAAGAATATCAACTGTGCATCTGCCTTAATACCTGCCAGACTGCTGTTGTCAAGTTCTGCTGCGCAGTCTACGAATATCGGATAACTCATGCCGTAAAACTTCTGCAAACCATCCATAATGGCAATTTTCCCTTTCATCATGAGGGCTGTATTGGCATTCCCGATTAATTTCTTCCAGTTACCGTCCTTGTCCTGTACGTACCAGATGCAAGCATCTACGACTTCGCCGTTCTTCTGTGTATCAAACAGCTTCACTTTAACTCCGTCAAAATACTGGTTTACTGCATCTTCAAGGGCTGTATTCTTCGCCATGCTCAGGGATTTCAGTTCATACAGAATCATCTGTGCGTCAGCCTTGCTCTGTGCGTACTGTTTCTGGCTTTCCTGAAGCTTCTCGATCTGTTCGTCAATTCGGACGTTGTTGTTTGCTTCTCCGATTTTTTGATTAACTGCTGCCAGTTCCTGCTTCTTACCGTATAACTGCTCTGAAAGCTGCTTCTTTGCTTCTTCGCCATCGTCCAGAGAATTAAGTTCCTGCTCTTTCTCTTTGATTGTTGTAAGAATCTGCTGATATTCAGCATTTTCTGAAAAGTCTGGTTTTTCTGGTATAGATTCCATATTCTTGTTTTCTACATTCAAAGAAGCTATGATCTGCTCTAATTCATCTGTCAACTTGGAAATCTCAGATGTGAGAATTTCTTCCTGTTTATGTGCTTCTTTCATTCCGGCAGACGTTTTATTACCAGCCTGAATAACTTCATCAAGTTTACGCTTCTTGTCCTGTTCCCATTCTTCCTTAGCTTTTAACTGCTGATTGATTCTTTCCTGCTTCTTCTGCTCGAATCTGCTCTTTAACTGCTCAATCTGCTCTGATGGAAGATTCTGACCGCAAGTCGGGCAAATAGTCTCTGCATCCTTGAATGTCTCAGATTCAATATTTTCCAGAACTGTGTTGTCCCATTCTGCATCCTTGATTTTGGGATATTGTGTTCTAGCGTTCTGTAATTTTTCGAGAAGTTCTTTCTTCTGTGCTCTCAAGCTCTCCAAATCGGAAGTTTTTCTGTTTAATTCGGCTGCTTTCAGATTCCTCTCTGACTCCAACTCATTGATTTTAATTTGAATTGCAGTTTTTTTCGTTGAGACTTCTTCATATGCTTTTGACTCGAAAGAATATTTCCGAACGCCTAATCCTGGAAGTTCCTCTCTGAGCTTTTTAATACGCTCGTTTCCTGCCTGTGCAATCTGCTTTTCGAGGTCAGAAATCTGTTCCTGCAAGGCGTTCTTCTGCAATTCCAATTCGGCAACATCAGCGTCAACCTTTGACTGCTCCATGCCGATAATCTGGTTTGGAATGGCTTTTAACTGTTCCTCTGCCTTCTTCAGCGTTGCACTGTTCATGGCTTTAATTTCATCTGCCTTGTAGGTTTCCAGAAGCGGTATCAGTTCGGCACAGTCTGGAACCGTCTTGGCAATCTCTAAATCTGATTTTCCGGCACCATCTGACATGGAAAACAGAATCTTTCTGGCATCTGCATCTTTCAAGTCTGTGAAGATTTCCATATGCGACAGCATAAGAAAATTATCAAAGTCAAACCCTCGTTCTTTCAAATCGGCTTTAAAATCTCTTTCAGCTTTCGGAACGCCGTTGATTTCGTATTTGTTGGATAATGCAACCTTGCCCGGTTTCCCGTCCTTTGGTTTACTTTCTGTGCGCTTCTGGAACTTTGCTACGCTTGCTGGCTTTCCATCAATTACAAGGTCAATATCGACTCTTGGTAGACATTCTCTACCATCATCAGGTCTGATATCTGGGTTGCTTTTTAAGCTGTAGTCCTTGTCGCAAAACTCCCACATATGAGCGTCTGCCAGTGTGGTTTTCCCGCATCCGTTCTTCCCGGAAACGACTGTTCTGTGTCCAAACTCTATTTTCTTTTCCGACTGACCTTTAAAGTCGGTCAATCTAATCTCTCTTACTTCGATTTTTTTCATATTACAAAATCTCCAATCTCTTTACCGATACATCCAGTTCCGTGATTCTCTCCTGTTTCTCTGAACACCATCTTTCTCGGCTCTGGAATCTTCCGAATACCTTTAACTTCTGCCCTTTCTCAAGGTTTCTAACGGTCTCAGCATTCTCATTCCAGACAAGGCATGAAATACAGTCTGATTTCTGGTGCCCGTTACGTCTCTTAGCTCTCTTAACGCTTAACAGAACTCTGGCGAGAATCCAGTTTACTTTTTCTTCTCCCTCTTCTTTTACTACTTTCAGCGGGATAATATTAATCACATCTCCGATCAGGTATACTTCGTTTGCATCCTTTTCTTCCGGTCTGTCAAGATAATCTATTCCCAACGCCGTGACATAATCTACTGTAAGTTTATGGTCCTTCCGGCTTCTCATTTCTCCATACACGGAAACGGTAAAATCAGTTCCTCTTTTCACCATTTCTTCTGTGGTAATTACAGGAATAACGTCGTAAATACAGTTGTCTCGGAAAATGTGCATTTCTCCGGTATACATCTTCCTGCCATTATGGTTTTCATGTGTCTGGATAAATCCCTGCGGAATATCTCCGGACAAAAGAACCTGGTTTTCGCTACGCATTTTCATTTTCCGAATCGCCCTCTTTCAAAATTTTTGTCAGCATTAAGCCGAGTGTTACTACTGTTTCTCTGAGATTCTTGTTTTCGACTTTAAGTTTCTTTCTTTCTTTCTCAAGGTCGGAAATGATCTCGCTTGCAAGTGTTGATGTTTCTGCGTTCTGGATGTGTGTTTTTGACATAAAAAATGCCCTCCTAATTATTTATTTGATAAACACAGGAAGGTGTGTTATACTTGTCCTGTATTTAACTTACCCAATTAAGTTAGATACGCGGCTCCGTGTGGTATTTCCGGTACCCATGGAGCCAACTTTTAATCTGAGTCGAGACCTAACATAGCGATACAAATTTTCTTGTCAATGATTACGCTCTCGCTAGAATCGAGGTATGCTTTGAATGCCTTTAGTCTGCCAACTAATTCGGCGTATTCCTCGGCTACGGTCTCTGCTCTGAAATCCATCTTATTTTCTTTCTCCATCACAATCCTCCTCACAATACGGACATTTGTTGTCCATCAAAATTTTGTTTAAATGGTCAGTTGCTTTCTTCACATTTTCTTCCTGCTGATAACCGCCCTCTGTAATGCTATACATATCAAACTCTCTTAATGATTCTTTCTTATATATATTGATGTGCAGGCTGCATCCGATCTTGTAGTTTGCGAAATGAAATGCTACCGTTCTACCGGTTTCTTTCTGAACCCGTCTGCATAACTGGTACAGTTCATCTACAGTCTTATCAAAATCATTTATCTTCATTGAAAATCCCTCCAAGCAAACCATCAATAAACGCTGATGCAGCTTCTTTGATTTTTTCTTTTTGAAAAGTTCGAAATTCTTCTTCATTCATTAACCCGATTTTGACTGCTTCGTCAATCTCCTGTTTTGCAGATTCCTCTGTTTCTTTTTCGTCTTCCATAATAGATTCTTTGATTCCCCGAACGATAACAGCTAAGTCAGCTATTAATTCTTCTTTACTGCCTTTGAGTGTAGGTTCTCCTAATCTTGTATTAATCATCTTTCTTTTCCTCCGATTCTTTTAATTTCATCCGGGTAAATAACCACGAATGACAAGATAGATATTACGATTGCTACTGCAACCGGCTGTGATACGCTGTCAAATCTCCAGAACGGCAGGTACGGTGACATACCGCCGATCAGAGCTGACAGGATTAATGCTTTTACCGTTTTTATGTCCCTCCGATTTTTTATGTGATATACTCTCCTTATGAAAGGAGGTGTTTTTATGGATAAGTTACAAATTGCTCATGATTTAGCTGTTGCTAAAATTAGTGTTCAATCCTCAAAATTTTTCTACGATGACGAGCACATCTGCCAGAAATACTTCGAATATCGTAGAAATTTTCTTGAGATTCTTGAACATCATGGCGGATTAAATAGTGAAAACTATTCTTCCAGAAACGAATAATTTTTAGAAATTTTCCTGTGTGCTCTGTGTTGTAGTTTTGACATAGAGCACATCTTCCCAGCGGAACGTCACTTTTTTACTGGCTGTTCCGTCTTTCCAACAGCATTCTGAAAAACCACTGTTGGCGAAATCCAGAATGTTATACATTCCTTCTGGAAGTTCTAACCTGCCTCCATTTTTGAATTTGATGATTGTTTTTCCTTTCAACTTGCATCCTCCTGTCAGTTCATACCAAAGCTTATCTGCGCATTAAATTAAAACTGTCAATCTGGTCTTTCAGATACATTGGCAATTCATATTCATTGATGATTTTCACCGCCAGATCGCACTGGTTTCTCTTGATTGCTTTGTAAGTGTTCACGCCAAATTCTCTTCGAAGCTGCGCATCAATGTCGCTGTAAACCTGCTGACGGATGGAATTATCCTTGTATGCCGGAGAGTCCTTGCCGCCCAGCAGCGGGACAACTTTCTGATTCTTCGCCTTTGTGATTTTCTGACATTCCAGTGCCAGAAGTGGCATATCTTTTTTGAATTCCTGTAAATCTTCGTTGACCTTTCGGATTTCTTCCTTTACTTCGAGCGTTCCTTTTGCGACGATTTGAAGTTGTTCTTCCAAGGTCATCGGTTTCTGGTATGAACCCGTCTTGCGGATTGCCGGAAGGACTTCACTGGTTACCCATCGTTTGAACCTCTTAGCAAATTCTAATTTACTGCTGATGATAAGGGAGTAGAGGCCGGATTCGTTAATCCACGTAGGATATTGAACTCTACCTAAACTGTCTGTAATTGATGGGGTAACGTTTTGGGCCCCCATCTTTTTGTCATAATCATCAACATGATCTCGAATTGCTTTTGTTGGGTTTGCGTATCCCAGTGCGTCTGCCACATCTTTTCCTACGAACCACGGTTCGCCGTCGATTGTTACCGTTCGGATGTCCCCGAACTCTTCTGAATTAAAAATCTGTAATTCGCTCATTAGTCTCCCTTCTTAATCGCTATCTGCTGATGTTTCAACTTCTTCTTTATGGTTTTTGCTCTCTACAGTATCGGCAACTCCATTCATATATCCTAAAATATAGTGCTGTTTATCTTCTGGGAGCTTTTTAATCCTAGTTGTAACATCTTTGATAAGTTGCTTCTTTTCTTCTGACATTTGTTCACCTCCATCTCTTTTACGTTATGAACGTATAATATCACATCTATAACGCATTGTCAACGTGTTTTTAAATATTTTTACGTTGACAACGTATTTTAAAAATGTTATACTATTACCATAAAATAAAGAAAGGAGGTGGGTAAATGGGCGAGCGGTTGAAAGAGCTGCGAAAATACTTAGGACTTTCAAGAGAAGACTTTGCAAAAAAACTTGGTTTAAAAAGCCGTGGTAAAATTGAAAATATAGAACTTGGAAGAACAGTTCCAGATGACGATTTTCTAAAATTGATTTGTACTACTTATAAGGTTTCTTATGACTGGCTTGTGAGCGGCGACGGTAACATGTTTATGGACGACGATGGCGATGCGCAGGCTATCGTAGATTCGGTAATGACCGGGGATAATGAATTTGCTAAAAAAATCCTTGTAAAGTTCGCAAAGCTTAGTGAAGAGCATTGGAAGCAGCTTGAAGAAATTTTGACCGAATTAGAAAGCAACTAATAAAAAAAGGACTGGGGTAAAAATCCCGGTCTTTTTTTGCGTTTTAACTATACTATCAGTCCTTTGTGTATTATAATATATAAAAAATCACCAAGGAGGACTTAAATGAGAAAAAGAAAAACTATCGACAAAATTACCAGAAAAATAAAATGCCCGGCAATCACTTGTCGGAGCGCCAATGTGCAGATAATTAGCAAGGGGTTCTTTTCTACTAAATATCAATGCAAAAAATGCGGGCGCGTTTTTAAGGGATAGTCCAAAAGTCAAATATATATTGGTGGGGTAACATCTTTACGGAGTATAAGAAAACTAAAGTAGGGGATTTGGAATTTGGAGAAGAAATGGAAACTGCCATTGCGGACAAAATCAATGAAATGATAGGATCAAGATATGATAGTTATGAGTTCGAATATTATTTTTCGGCTTCTCCAGATGATTTAAAAACAGAATAACAAATTTGCCCCTGTAAACGCAGGGGCTTTTATTTTTACTTTTCTTTTAAATACAAATATTCTAACAGTTTATATACCCGTTTTAATGTTTCTTCTGTTTTAACCTTTTCTAATAAAGCCATTATTTTCTCTTTATAATCCATAAATATCCCTCCCTGTCACAACTACCACCTACACCACAGTATATGTCCGGCTTGTGGGAAATAGAACCGAACATTAGTTCGTTTTCATCATTATACCACCGATGTTCCTCCTTGGCAACTGCCAAATATACACATTGACTTTTGTTATTTCATAGGCAAACTTCGCAATTTCAAAGAAAATTATGCTTTCGCGAATATAACATCTGACATTGCAAATTTTCTTAATCTCGCTCAACTCCTGCATCTGGACGGAATAAATTTGTTCCGCAGCTTCTTTTGTGATCTGTGCATCTCTGTGGTGGTGTTCTGCTATATCATGCGCCGGTATATGCACCGCGCAGAATATTTCGTAAAATATCAGGATGAGTACGACTATCCTGTATCTGTTCTTCTCCATTACTACCAACTCTTTTCTAAAAATATATCACGCATTATAGCACGAATTTGTGTAGTTTTTCTGGCAAGTGTAAAATCATGGAGTTTTTCTGCAAAAATAATCTACTTTTTTGATATTTTACTATGCACACTTTATATGAAGTGGTATAATATTGTAAAATTTTAACAAGGGAGGGGATTGTATGAGCAAAGGTGAAAAAAAGAAAGATTCAACCCTGAGTGTCATCTCCTGTATTCTGGCAGGTGTAGCATTCATTCTTCCGTTGCCAATTATCCTGTCGTTTCCTCTGGCTCTGGCAGGAGCAATTGTAGGATTAGTAGATATTGGCACAAAGAAAGAGGAATATAGGCATATTGGCTCATGGTTCGGAATTATTGTCGGAATCATTGAAGTAGTTTTTATTGCAGTGCAGTATATGAGATTTATTTAAGAACAAGGGAGGGCATGATATGAAGAAAAAGATTATTGCATTAGTTTTATGTGGTGTTATGGCTCTGAGTGTCCCTGTATACGCCAAAGGCGGAAACGTTTCACTCAGTTCTGATGAATTGCAAGTGCCAAAAACAGAGCAGAAAAAAGACAAAAAAGAGAGTAAAAAGAAAAAGAACCAAGATATTACTGTAACGCAGAGCGGTTGGACTATTCAGACAAGTGATTATGATAACGACCGATATGTTTTATATGGAGCTAAGGTTACTAGCTCTAGCCCTAAAAAATATGGATATGTAACTTTAAATATCGTTGTAAAAGATGCTAACGGTAAAATACTAAAGAGCACTGATGATACATTTTCATCTATTGTTCCGGGAGATACTGTATTTTCGGCAGATAAAATTTACATTGGTCAATATGACCCAGCGTCTGTCGAGTTTTCTGTTTCATATGAAGACTCAGACTTTTTAGAGTCCGTTTCTGGCGACTCTGGAACGGATGCTTTTTCATTGTCAAACTTATCCGAAATGACAGACGAATACAGTTACACCACAATTACCGGTGAGATTGAAAGTGAAGCCCCTGATAGCTGCACTTCCGCTTGCGTGACTGTTATTCTTAAACAAGGTGATGATATTGTCGGCGGTTTTTATGGCTATGTTGACGTGGCAAGTGGCGAAACAACAGCTTTTGAAATCTCTGATTATGATCTGCCAGAACATGATAACGTAGAAATTTCAGCACGTCCAACATTTTAA